TTCATTAACTCTGTATATGCCATGATTTTCCCAAGTCATACCAGATAAAAATTGCTGTTCAATATGGTATTTAAAATCTTCAATTGTACAACCGAGCAAATTTATTGCACTTATAGTTTTTTTAACATTGCCTTTTTTAAGTAATAATAATAGTCTATTTCGAAGATTGTGTCTTATTTTATCTTGCAATGTAAATTTACGCTTAGGTCTTAATCCTTGTTTTATTTCTTGTGTGCGAATACGACAGCCTTCACGATCTTTTTGACGCACTCTTTTATAAACGATTGGATCTGAATAATAACGTTCAAGTCTCTGTTTTATTATTTCCTTATTTTTAATTTGATACTCTTTACTTCTTTCAAGTAATTTTTGTCTGTGTTTTAAATAGTATAATTGCTGCCTTGAAAGTTGTTCTTTATTATCGTTCATATACATTTATTTACAATGTAACCGTGATTTTACTATTGCCTTTCCTTTTAATATTTCCTACTATTATCTTCAATGAATGCTGCAGAAATTAACGCTAGATTTAAGAAAAGTATCGCTGGTGTTCCATCGGTCCTGACCTGTATTGTTACAGGAAAAACACGCCCTACTAACAGTGCGTATTTGGAAGAGAAGTCGAAGAAATTCGGTTCAAAAGAGGAGTTTATTAAACATTATATCTGTCGTGAGGCATTAACTTTGCTCAAACAAGGAAAAACAGTATGGGATGTTCGATTCTCACTCGGTGTCTCCACTGCTGTCCCACCTCCAGATGAGAAAAAACTTCTCCGTGCCTTAGAAATAAACGGAAAATAAGCTTTTAATTCCTTTTCAATTCCCATATACTGATAGTATGAAAATTAACCTACAGAGTACGTCGTTTACAGCAGTCAAAGATGTTCAGATTCCTGATATCTATAATCGTCGAGTCAAGTCGGGAATTCCCGAGGTAGACGATATGTTCGGAGGTGGTATGCTTCCGGGTTCAGTAACTACAATTTCATCGAAGGCAGGTGTTGGTAAGTCGACGATGGTTCTTCAGATCCTTAACGGTATGACGAAGAACGGTCATAAGGTTGGCTTTGTTTCTGCTGAAGAGTCTATTCATCAGGTTGCCTTTGCTTGTAAGCGTCTTGGTATCGAAGATGTCGGTATTTGTAACGAGTCTAATGCTAAGAAGATCATCAGTCTTATGAACGATGTTGATGTTATTGTCATCGATTCGTTTCACGCTGTCGATAAAAGCAACATGGAGGAGAAGGAGTTCATTGAGACTCTTATTAACCGTGCCAAGGAAACAGAGTGTGTTGTTCTCATTATCTGTCATCTTACCAAGGGTGGTGTCATTAAGGGTACGAATCTATTGACGTACGCTGTTGATGTTAATATCTTTGTTGAAATTGCTGAAGATGAGCCTGGTCATCGTCGAATCTATTTTGCTAAGAATCGTTTCGGTCCTGGTATTGACTATACCTGTGCGTTTACTAGCCGTGGTTATGACTTTACTCCTGTTAAGGTTACTGAGGGCTCTGGTAAGACTACAAAAGCCGATAAGAAAGAGGAAGCTCGTAAGCAGATTCTTAATATGAATGGTAGGTTTTCAGTTTCTGATGTCTGTACAGCTCTTAAGGTTGATGCATCTAGGGCTGGATGGCTTCTTCGAGAGCTTACTACCGAGGGCCGACTTACAAAGAATAATCTCCGTGGCAATAAGTGCCGTTGGAAAGTAAATAAAGTTGAAGCAATTATAACCGCACACTAATATGGCTGGAAAAGGATCAAAATCACGCGTAAGCGATACAAAGAAATATAAAGAAAACTTTCCAAAGGTAACTGGAAAGGTTGAAGGTTTTGTAAAAATAAAGGGTAAGCTAGTTAAAAAATACTAATCAATATGGCATTTTAAGCTATATAAGCATAAATAATTCAAATTTATGTCAACAACGCTATCTGCTGTACCGCTTTTTTCGCAACCACCTGCAACACCGATTCAGGGTTGGTCAAATTCTTTTATTAATATACAGAATGATCAGGGTGTATCTCTTTATGCTAATGCAATATACCCAACAAACGTTAGAGCTGATGGTTCTAATCCAACAATCTTCAGTAAGCAGGCTAAGGATGTTGTAAACAGAGCTAAGGTTGTAACACATCAGAACGTATACGAAGCTGACTTTGAATACGGTTCCCAGCCTCTTCGTTGGGAGAATTATACAACAGGTAGTGCTACAATTATACAGGTACCACAGAGCGGTGGTGTACAGATGAAGATTAACAATATTGGCGATTATACAGTTCGTCAATCACGTCCTTATCACCGTTATCAACCAGGTAAAACAATGTTCATGGCTACTGCATGTAACTTTGGCGGTGCAAACGCTGGCCAGACCCAACGCGTAGGCTTCTTTGATGATTCAAACGGTATTTTCTTTGAGCAAGGTACCCCTAATACTACACCGATTTCAACTTCATACCCTGCGTCTGTTCAGGCCTTTGGTAGTGCTCAAGCTAACCCATGGGGTATGGCTGTTGTTGTCAGAAATGACATTAATGGTATTCCAACAGATACTCGTATTGATTTCACTCAATGGAATGATCCATTTGGTATTAAGAATTTTATTAACTGGAATAATATCGCCATGCTCTGGATGGAATATGCCTGGTATGGTGCCGGAGCTCTTCGCTGGGGTGTATTTATTAACGGCGAAGCATATGTTCTCCATGAATTTGGTACAGGTAACACTATCGTAGCTCCATGGGCACGTACCGGTAACCTACCAGTACGTTATGAACAAAGAAATTATTTTAGTACCCAGCCTAGTACATTCTATCATTATGGTGTTTCCGTAATTGTAGAAGGTGGTAGAGACGCTCAACGAGGCTTCACTTATAGTTACGGCTTATCAGCGCCTGTAAACATTAATACAAATAACGTTTTTAGAAAGCCGCTTCTCTCCCTTAGAGGCCGCACAATGGGTCAACGTACAGTTGATACATATACAGGTATAACAAATACTGGTAGTATTACAGGTTTTAATACATCATGGGCTGGCGCTAGTGCCATTCAGAGTGTAAGCACACCGCTTGGTTTCGGTGGACCGGTAGTTTATAATTTCGCACCTGGTACCTGGCCAACAGTATCCTCGTTGTCAGGCCTTTCAATCTACTTCCCAACACTCACTGGTGCAGGGTATCCAAATGGTGTAGTTGGTCGTATTTACGGTAATAATTCATCCTCACTTACTGCTGTTGACGTTGTTGCAGGTCTTTCTGCATACGGTGTCGGTAGTAGTTCTGGTATCATTGTACCAGCACTCTCTGGTATTACAGCATTAAGTGGTTATGCTACAGGTGCATTAAACTCAACAGCATACACATATGTTACTGGTGCATCTGGCATTCCATATCAGATCGGTTTAATTAATCGTGGTCAGTTACTACCACAGAGTCTTCTACTCTCAACAACAAACCAGGCACTTCTTGAGTTCTTTGTTTCAACTCCATATAATCCAGTTCTATTAAATACTCCTAACTGGAGACCAATGGCAGCATTAAGTGCTTATAATTCGTTTGCTGAAATTGATCAATCCGCTACTGCATTTAATGGTGGTGAAATTGTTTATTCATTCTTTGTATCACCTGGTGCTCAGGTACAGGAAAAGGATTTATCAAACTTCTTCCCACTTTATAATACAATTCGTGGTAATACTCCTGATATTCTTACCCTTGCTATTACGACCTATCAGGCACCAGTAACAGCAGGTGCTAACTTGATCGCTCAGGAAGCAATGTCTTAAGCTTTACTGCTTGACTCCGGTGTCAATTGCTGTATAATAATAGCATGACACCGGAGAAATTTGAAGCTCGAAATCATGCATTGCGATGTGACTTTGCTGATTACGAAAACTACGAAAAATCTTTAAGTCGTAAGTTTTGGAGCTTTATGGATGATGTATTTGGTATTCGCAGTACCTGGGATATTTTTCCTTATCGTTGGAAGATGCGATATTACGATAAGATTCGTCCAATTTTTGCCCCAGAAAATAATCGTATTCGTAAAGCAATTCCTCGTACCTGGTGTGATACTTCTCACTTAATTGAAATCATAAATTTTGAGTTTATTAAAAATTTTTATGAAACAGAATATCTACATGGTAGTACAGACTGGGAAGGTACAGGAGAGCACGCTGTTAAATTTGCTAAATGGTTAGAGTCTGCTTATGATTATATCACTATTGAACGCCCACAGCTAGAGAAGGATATGGATAACGCCTATCCTCCTCTTCGACCGCTTGATGAAATGTTTGTACCATGTGAAACAGATGACAGGGGCAATGTAAAAATGTACAAGATGGTATCACGTAAAGAATCGTATGAAGAGCTCTATGGTGAAGTAAATCGTCTAGAGCAACTTATTCAGGATAAAGATCTAGAAATTTTAACACAACTTGTTAAATATCGTCACTTCTTTTGGAGTTAATTTTTAATGGGTCATTATACTATTAAAGACATAGCTCGGACTGTAAATCCGATGTTCGATGAACTGGCTAGGAGCGTTACCTAGATG